ATTAGCAAACTGGTTACAAGCTAATCCTTTCCAAGACTCAGCGAGAGTTGCGGCAAAGTTAGTATTTGATCACTATTATGACAGTTGCTATTTATATAACAACCCTAATCAAATAGACCATCAATACACTTATATTATATTTGTTGGTGACGGTGAAACTTTAATATTATGTTACGACCAATATTCCGACCGCGAAGTATTTTGCTATACACCGCAACAAGTTCTTAATAAATATATGGAGGATATGGATTATACAGATTTTGCTAATGGTGAAATTAGAAATGATAAACAAGTAATGGTTTATACTTCTGACTCTCCAAAGGGGAATTAGCTCAGCTGGCTAGAGCGCTACGCTTGCACCGTAGAGGTCATCGGTTCGACTCCGATATTCTCCACTAACTTATACCTAAATATGTTAAAAATGAAGATAAAGGATATGTATAATAAGATGATTGATATGACTAACATATTTGGACTATTCGTCCCAGGAGAGGAACTTGATGGTACTAAAACTGCTACAAATTTAGATAAATTAAAAACTAAACCAATATTTCACATTGGTATGTACAAAAAATTAATTCTAAATCATTTAAATTTTAATACAAAAGTTTTAAGGTTTTTTCAAGAAACTAACCAAGAATTTGATATAGAAGATGTAAAACAAGCAGGTGAATATGTTGTATTTAATAGGGCTTGGTCATACATCGCTAATGTAAAATTAAAAAATAAAGGATATATAGACGCAATTAAACATTACTCAGACGAAGATTTTCATAATACCCTTGATTTAGGAATTGAATTTTTTCAAAAAGATGAGTTATATGAAAGATGCGCTCACTTATTAAAAATCAAAAAGAAATCAATAAAATTACTAAAATAACTTGGATACCTCAGATCTCTTTAATAAATTCTATATACAGGGAATTAAGAAATGAGAGAATAAGGGATATAAGATAAAGGGGGTACAAAAAGTACCTATAATATTAATATAAATAAAATAAAAATGGCACTACGCAACCCAGAAACAATTGTCAGACTTACGGACAAGATCCAGGGCAATTTAACAAATCTAAAAACAATGGTAAAAACTCAACAACCAGTTGAAGATTTTATTAAAAGAATCGAAAATACAGAATCAGTATTAAGAGATTTAGAAACACAATTAGAAAGAGAACACGCAGCATTAAGAAACGGATAATACACAAATTAAAGTTATGAGCATACCAGCAGAACAAATCTCATCAAATTGGGAAATATTTAAAGGGTATATTGTTAAATATATCAAAGGAGATAGAAAAGATCAATTACTTGAATTTTATAACAAACATCAGAATGAATTAGTAATGATGCCTGCTTCACATAAGAAAGCGTATCATAATGCATTCCCTGGAGGATATATTGATCATGTTAACCGTGTTATAAAATGTGCTTTAGAATTACATAATGTATGGGAAAAAATGGGGGCAGATACTACCACATATACTATAGAAGAACTAGTATTTGCTGCTATTAATCATGACTTAGGCAAAATGGGTGATGGTATTGAATATGCTCATATACCATCTAAAGATGAGTGGAGAAAGAAAAATATGGGTGAAATGTACCAATTTAATAAAAAGATAGCTTACATGTCAGTTCCAGATAGATCTATTTTCTTACTAACACAAGCAGGTATTAAATTAACTTATAATGAGCATTTAGCAATTAAACTGCATGATGGTTTATACGATCCAGCAAATGAACCTTATTTTAAAAGCTTTATGGTTGAAACAAAACCAAGAACTTCTTTAATTTATATCATACATCATGCTGATATGATGGCGGCAAGAGTTGAGTTTGAAAAAGAATGGTTACACACATTTAAGAATAGCGTGGATGAACCAAAAAAGAATTATACATTGAATTCAAATAAAAAATCTAGTACTAAGTCTAAAGCCTTAAATACTATAAAAAGCGAAGGACTTAAAAATTTATTTGATAAATTATGATAACAGCAATAGTAATACTATCAATAATAGTCGTAGTCCTAGGATTTACGACTATTAATCTATTACGCAAAAATGAAAAACAAGAAGATATTCTTTTAGGATATCTTCAATATTTAGATAATATATCTAGAGTAATCGAGGTTTCGGATGAAAAAATTAAAAAAGTAGACATTAAGGGTTCATTTGAAGGTGATGATGAAATAGGATTTTTCTTCAAAACAATTAAACAAATACAAGATATTCTTAATGATTTTAATGTTAAAAAAATCTAAGAATAAATGGATCACATAATTGAGAGGAATAAAAGGGAAAGAAAAGGTAGAGTATATTTTTCTAAAGAAACAGAAGCAGCAATTGTAACATATAATAGCTTAGACCCAGTTAAAGACTCAGAAGAAAGAAGTAACATCTACCAAGATTACATCCACTATCCTTTTTATAAACTTACTCAAAATATAATTCACACTTTTAAATTTTACTATACAGAAGTAGAAAATTTAGAACATTTACAGCATGAATTAATGGTGTTTCTACTATCAAAAATTCATTTATTTAAACCAGAAAAGGGAGCTAAAGCATATTCATATTTTGGAACTATAGTTAAAAGATGGTTAATAGTATATAATACTAAAAATTATAGTAAAAAGATTAGTAACATACAAATAACAGATTTAGCAAATTATTCTAATTTAGATTCATCAGAACCAGGATTTATTTCATCTCAGAAAATGGAAGATAACATGGATAAAGTTACAGAAGGGGCATTTGAAGGGGATGATTTATCACTTAAAGGATATAAATATGAAGATAAATTATCTATTTTTATAGATGAATTTGTTAACGAATGTGATGAGAAAATATACGAAATATTTCCTAAAGGTAATGATGCTAAAATTGCCGATGCTATATTAGAATTATTTAGAAAAAGGGATGCAATTGATGTTTTTAATAAAAAAGCACTTTACATCTATATTAGAGAAATGATTGATGTAAAAACTCCAAAAATTACAAAAATTGCTAATGTTTTGTATGGAATTTTTAAGAAAAAATACTTATTTTATTTAGAACAAGGATATTACCCTTCCTCAAAGATTTAGTTTTTTTATATTTATAATCAAAAATTATGAGCAAACTAGATTCAATTGTATTTGGTGATAAAAAATTCTCAGATATATTAGAGGAAATTTATATAAACCAAAAGAAAAAATCAGAACAAGTAACAGCTTTAATCTCTGAATTAAAACCTTTAGTACAAGAAATAGGTGATGCTACTCTTATAGTACCTTTAATTAAAGAATATATGGAAATAGGAGTAAAAAATGATGATGCTTTAATAAAAATGGCTACTATTATTCAAAGAGTAGTTAATAATTCTAGTGATGATGGTGGGTTAGGAATAACTGAAGATGAAAAAGAAGCATTACTTGCTGAAATGGAAAAAATACAAACTAAAAAAGAAGATTAATAATGCGATCATTTTTTGGATTAAATGTAGCCCCATTTACTGGTAAAGCTGTACGGAATAAATCAGCGGGCATTTTTTCTGCTAGAGTAAAATTTGCTATGCTTGAAGGAGAAACACAACCTGAAGCTTTTAAAAATTTAGGTGAATATTCATCCTTAGGGGGAGTGTTTTTTACTTCATTAAATAATTCAAATCCAAATCCTTCATTTACTACAGATAATTTTGCTTTACCTTTATTTCCAAATATGTCTAATATACCATTAGAAAATGAAATAATATATGTTGTAAGTTTGCCTAGCTCAAATATACAAACAAATGTTAATAGTGTTCGTTTTTATTATTTTCAATCTATTAATATTTGGAATAGTTCACATCATAATGCAGTACCAGACCCTATTAATGGTAATAATGTAAATAACGCTCAAACTGGGGATTACCAACAAGTAGCAGCAGGGGCAGTAAGAAGAGTTACAGATGGAGGTACTGAAATTCCTTTAGGAGATACTTTTG